CCACAGATAATTCATGGAAAGACGAATTTGCCTTGACAGTTTTACTTTTACCTGCTATACTAGTGTTCATTCCTAGCATGACAGAATATGTAAGAACAGGGTTTGAGGTATTGAATACATTACCTGAGTGGTATCAATATCTTTTGTTTATAGCAATTAGTGCATCTTTTGGTATCAAGGGTGCAGGACAAGCTATGAAGATTATGGGGAAGAAATAATGTCAAACATAATTGAAACAAACTTCGGCACATTAATTAATCCTGCTAGAGTAGCCAACGGTAGTGCTTCTAGTATTATAAAACAAGGTGCTTTCTACACATTCTCTCTCAAGATAAGTAATGATGATATTCGTGAATACTCTTTTACTAACAGACAAAGAGCAGAGAATATGAGAAAGATTTTAGTAAGTCACCTAGAACACATGATTAGTACAACATCAAGGAAAGTAAGTAATTAATGAATTTAATAAAACTACAGAACGAAATAGCAGACGATGAAGGTGTTAGATATGAAACATATAGATGCTCAGAAGGATATCCTACAGGGGGTATTGGACACCTAATTACCGAATGGGATGAAGAGTACTATGAACAGCCGATGGGCACAAAAATCCCAAATGAACAAGTTGATGATTGGTTTGCGAAAGATATAGAAACAACTATAAAAGATTGTAACCTATTGTTTTCGCAATTTGATAATCTGCCTGAAGAGATACAACATGTATTAGCCAATATGTGTTTTCAATTGGGCAGACCTCGTTTATCTAAGTTTAAGAACATGATTGCTGCTGTAGAGGATTGTGATTGGGCAAGAATGGCAGATGAGATGGAAGATTCTCGTTGGTTCAAGCAAACTCCTAACAGAGCACAGAGACTGATAACACGAGTTGATAGAGTATATGCAAGAGAAAGTGTAGCATAATGAGTAGAGAACTAACTGAAAGACAACAAAAGTTTCTATCTGTTTTATTTGATGAAGCAGGTGGGGATGTAGTGGCGGCTAAGAAGTTGGCAGGTTATTCTGAAAGCTCTAGTACAACAGATATCGTTAAATCGCTGAAAGATGAGATTCTAGAGGCTACACAGCTTTTTATGAGTAGGAATGCACCTAAAGCTGCAATGGCTATGGTAGGAGGCTTATACGACCCTACAGAGCTAGGTATAAGAGATAAGATGTCTGCGGCAAAAGAATTGCTAGACAGGACAGGTTTAGTGAAAACTGAGAAGATGCAAGTAGAAAGCACTGGGGGTGTTATGCTCTTACCACCAAAGAACGATGGATAGAAGTGTAGGTAAGTGGAAGTTACCACAGCCAACAGATTTAAAAGACGAAGAACAGAAAGAATGGATACAGATACCTAGAATAGCTAGGACTATTCCATTTGGATATAAATTAAATGAAGAAGACTCTGACTTACTTGACCCAGTACCATACGAGTTAGAAGCCATAGAAATGGCAAGAAAGTACATAAAACAATACTCGTATCGTGAAGTAGCTAATTGGCTAACAACTAAAACAAAGAGAGAGATATCTCACGTAGGGTTAAGAAAAAGGTTAATGCATGAAAGACAACGTAAGAACCAAGCTAGAACTCTCAGAAAGTGGTCTGAGTACGCAGAAAAGGCGATACAAAAGGCGAAAGCCATTGAAGAAGAAAGAACAGGTGCAAGAGCCTAAGATACAAGAAGTATCTAATATTGAGGCAGTACCTGTAGAAGAACGAAATGTAATCTTCAAACCAAATGCAGGACCACAGACAGAGTTTCTTGCAGCAGGTGAAAGAGAAGTATTATATGGTGGTTCAGCAGGAGGTGGTAAATCATATGCCATGCTTGCAGACCCTTTAAGATATATGGGTCATCCATCATTTAGTGGGTTGCTACTGCGACACACAACAGAAGAACTTAGAGAACTTATATTTAAATCTAAGGAAATGTATCCTCAAATATGGAAGGGTATAAAGTGGTCAGAAAGAAAGATGCAATGGGAAGCACCATCAGGTGCAAGATTATGGATGTCTTATCTAGACCGTGATGATGATGTGCTTCGTTATCAAGGTTTGGCATTTAGTTGGATAGGGTTTGACGAATTAACCCAGTGGTCTACTCCGTATGCTTGGAACTATATGCGTTCACGTTTGCGTTCTACTGCACATGATTTACCTGTGTATATGAGAGCAACAACTAACCCCGGAGGTCCGGGACATCAGTGGGTCAAGAAAATGTTCATTGACCCTGCACCATACGGAAAACAATTTGATGCCACAGATATTGAGTCAGGTAATGTCCTTTCCTATCCCAAAGGACACAGTAAAGCAGGACAAGCGTTATTTAAGAGAAGATTTATCCCTGCTAGATTATCGGACAACCCATATCTCGCAGACCAAGGTGACTATGAAGCAATGCTTCTTTCCTTACCTGAACACCAACGTAAGCAGTTGCTTGAAGGTGATTGGGATATTAAAGAAGGTGCTGCTTTTACTGAGTTTGATAGGAATATTCACGTTGTTGAGCCTTTTTCAATTCCAAGAAATTGGGTTAAATTTCGTGCATGTGATTATGGTTATGGCTCTTATAGTGGTGTGTTGTGGTTTGCTGTTTCTCCAGACGAGCAGATTATTGTATATAGAGAGTTGTATTGTAGTAAAGTCCTTGCCACAGATTTGGCAGATATGATATTGGATGCAGAAGCAGATGATGGAAATATTAAGTATGGGGTTTTGGATAGCTCTCTTTGGCACAAGCGTGGCGATACTGGTCCTTCTTTGGCTGAACAGATGATTATGAAAGGGTGTCGTTGGAGACCTTCAGATAGAAGTAAAGGCAGTCGTGTATCTGGTAAGAATGAGATACATAGACGTTTACAGGTAGATGAGTTTACAGAAGAACCTAGATTAGTTTTTTTTAATACATGTACTAATATGGTATCACAATTACCGTCTATACCTCTAGATAAAAAGAACCCAGAGGATGTAGACACAAGAGCAGAAGACCACTTGTACGATGCTCTTAGATATGGAATAATGTCAAGACCAAGATTTAGTATATTTGACTATGACCCAATGGGCAGACCTAGTAGTAGTATGCCAATGGCAGATGCTACATTTGGATATTAAGGATTTAATATGGCAGAACAAGATGAAGTAACACTAGACGATGATTCTATAGCACTTGAAGATTCAGATGAGTCTGTAGTTAGTGATGTAGGGGTAAGTGGTATTATTCCTTTTGTTATGGATAGATACCAACGTGCAGAAGACTATCGTAATAATGATGAAGAACGATGGTTAAGGTCTTATAGAAATTATAGGGGGTTATACGGAAGCGATGTTCAATTTACTGAAGCAGAAAAGTCAAGAGTATTTATCAAAGTCACTAAAACCAAAACTCTCGCAGCTTATGGACAAATTGTTGATGTGCTATTTGCAGGTAACAAGTTTCCTATTAGCGTTGAGCCAACGGTGTTGCCTGAAGGTGTGGCAGCTGATGTTAACTTTGACCCAAAAAAGCCTGAACAGCTTAAAGGAGAAACTGCGTTGTCTTCGCCCTATGGTTTCAAAGGTGATGGACAAGAACTACCTAAAGGTGCTACTGAAAAAACTTTGGCAGAAAGGCTTGGACCTCTACAAGAAAAGTTATCAGAAGTTCAAGGATTGGAAGAAGGGGTAGGTAAAACACCTTCAGCTATTACATTTAGTCCTGCTATGATTGCTGCTAAGAATATGGAAAAGCAAATCATAGACCAATTGCAAGAATCAAACGCAAGTAAACAATTAAGAAGTACAGCATTTGAAATGGCATTGTTTGGCACAGGTGTGATGAAAGGACCTTTTGCTGTAGATAAAGAGTATCCTAGTTGGGATGATGAAGGTAATTACAGTCCTGTATTTAAAACTGTTCCATCAACTTCACACGTATCCGTGTGGAATTTCTTTCCTGACCCTGATGCATCAAATATGGATGAGGCACAATATGTAATTGAAAGGCATAAGATGTCAAGAAGTCAATTACGTGGATTAAAGAAAAGACCATATTTCCGTAGCAATGTTATTGATGAGGTAATTGCAGCAGGAGAGTCTTACGATAAAAAGTATTGGGAAGATGATTTATCCGACTACGCACCTGAACATGGAATAGACAGATTTGAAGTTTTAGAGTATTGGGGTATGTGTGATGTGGACATGCTTGAAGAGAATGATGTAGACATCCCTAAAGACTTAAAAGAATTTGATGAATTACAAGCAAATATATGGATTAGTAATGGTAAGTTAATAAGAATGGTTCTTAATCCTTTCAAACCTGCCACTATACCTTATATGGCAGCTCCTTACGAACTCAATCCATATTCTTTCTTTGGAGTAGGTTTAGCTGAAAACATGGATGATACGCAGACACTAATGAATGGTTTTATGAGAATGTCTGTAGATAACGCTGTGTTATCAGGTAACTTGCTTATTGAAGTAGACGAAACCAACCTAGTTCCGGGTCAAGACTTATCTGTGTATCCGGGCAAAGTTTTTAGAAGACAAGGTGGTGCACCGGGTCAAGCTATATTCGGTACAAAGTTTCCTAACGTGTCAAATGAAAACTTACAATTGTTTGACAAGGCTAGACAACTTGCAGATGAGAGTACAGGCTTTCCATCATTTGCACATGGTCAAACAGGTGTTCAAGGTGTAGGTAGAACTGCATCTGGTATATCAATGCTTATGAATGCAGCAGCAGGTAGTATTAAAACTGTTATAAAAAATGTAGACGATTACTTACTTAAACCTCTAGGTAATGGTATGTTTAGATTTAATATGCAGTTTAACTTTAGCCCTGATATAAAAGGAGACTTAGAAGTTGTTGCACGTGGAACAGAAAGTCTTATGGCTAATGAAGTGCGTAGTCAGAGATTGATGTCCTTCTTACAAGTTGCATCTAACCCTGCACTTGCTCCGTTTGCTAAGTTCCCTTATATTATTAGAGAGATTGCTAAGTCTATGGAACTTGACCCTGAAAAAGTTACAAATAATATGGATGAGGCAGCATTACAAGCAGAGATACTAAAAGGTATGCAAGGTGCTATGCCACAAGAACAACCCCAACAACAACCACAACAGGCAGGTCAACCACCTGTCGGTGCTAACCCATTAGACCCCACAGGAGCAGGTGGTGGTAATATAGGTACAGGACAAGCTCCTTTACCAAATGAGCAAGGATTCTCAGGAAATGACGGACAAGCAGGTGCTGCAACAAATCAAGCCGCTAGTGAACAACCACAAGCTACTGAACAGCTTCAATGATTACATTGACTTACAGATAAGTAAGCAACATAAGATACTAGAGCAATCTAGTGATATAATTACTCTACATAGGTCTCAAGGAGCAATAGCAACTTTGAATAAACTTAAACTACTAAGGGATGAAGTAAACGGTGCAACCTAACCCACAAAACCAAATGCGAAATATTATGTCTCGCATGGAAGAAAAAGATAAAGCAGGTGTTCCAAAAGAAGATTTTGAAACTGCTAAAGATATAGCAACTGATTCTATTCCGGGAGTAAGCGAAACAAAAGATATAATTAGTTTAGGTAGTAATATAGGTAAGGGTGATTATGTAGGTGCAGGTATAGACGCAACATCATTGGCACTAGGAGCAGTTCCTGTAGTTGGTGATATAGCGAGGCAGGGATTTAAGTCGTTAGTTGCAAAAGATATCAAAAAAGCAACCGAATTTTTGAAAGATACTAATCTTATAGATAAATGGAAAAAGGATAATCCTAATCCAAAACCACAAAAAAGAAATCCTGATGTTGAAAAGGCGGCTAACGAATTATTAGATGGCAAGATAACAGGAAAACAATATCGTTCTGTTGTTAAAGAAAACATGCCAATTAGAAAAATAAATGAAGTCCCAGAAATACCAACATTTACAGAAATTGTGGGTTCTTTAACTTCTGATAAATCTAAAAAGGGTGTATTAGGGCTGAATAAAAAAATTGAAGATGGCACTAGGGTAGCATCAAGGTTAGACATACCTGCATACGAAAAACACGATAAATGGATAGTCTCTGTTCACGATGCTAAAAATAAAAAGGGAATAGAAGGTCTAGACGGAGATATAATAGGGTATGGAAAAACTGCTGTATTAAAAAATGTAGAGTTTAAATCTAACCCCCAAGCAGCATCTAAAATATCTGCTAAAAGGGCAGATAAAGGTACTATAGCTAGAATATTTGGTGATTATGTTAATGCAGACCCTGATAAAGTTGCTACGTCTGCTAAAAAGTTTTTAAAAGACCCTGAGTGGACACAGGTGGGATATAATCCTTTTAGGCATGGATTTTTTTATGACAAAGACACAGGGTTACCTGTAAAATCTGCGAAAGAAGTTTTACAAGTAGGTCCTTTAGTTTTAGCTAAAAATGCTAAAAAATTTACTATTTCTGAGGCAAAAAAACTAGGAGTTAAAGGTGGTTTAAAAATAAGAACGTCTGGCAAGTCGCAAGTTGTATTTAATGAAGGTGGAGTAACAATGAAAAAACAAATGGAACTATTTGAAGATGGTGGTCTCAAAGATGAAGGTGGTATGGTTGACGAAGTATCAGGCAACGATGTACCCCCGGGTTCTACACGAGAAGAAGTGAGAGATGATATACCTGCACAATTAAGTGAAGGAGAGTTTGTATTTCCTGCCGATGTTGTTAGATACATAGGTCTTGAAAAACTTATGATGATGAGACAAGAAGCTAAACAGGGTCTAAAGCAAATGGAAGCTATGGGTCAAATGGGTAATTCTGATGAAGCTACAATGCCTGACGATTTACCTTTTGATGAAACAGACCTTGACATAGAAGATGACTTAGAGTATAATACAGGTGGAGTGGTACAAGCACAAAGAGGTACATATGTAGCACCTACTGTGCCTACAGGAAGTCAACCATTAGGAACAACACCTATGGGTGCACCTCCAATACCACAACAGGTTGGTACAGGAGTATCAGGTACTGCATTTGGAACACCCTATACACCTAATGTAGGTAAAATGTATGGAGCAGGTGCAACACCATATGCTCCTGTAACTTATACGGAATTATTAGGACCTAGTGCTACAGGTGCTCCACAAACAAAGAATGTGAGATATGTAAATGAGGCTACTAACCAAACACGTATGATACCCCACTTACTAAATGCAGATGGAACTATTGGGGATACATTATATCCTGTACCTCAAGGTTTTGTAAGGCAAGATGAAGCACCAAAAGAAGAAGCTAAGAAGACACAAGTACAGACAGCTAAAGTAGCACCTGTGGATACAGGAGATGGTGGAGATAGTGGAACTACAACAAGTGCAGTAGACCCTGCAGGAGACCCATTGAGCTACAGTAGTATATTTGATATGGATAATTTAGATAAACAAATGTCTAAAATAGGAGCAATGCAACTTAGTACTTTGGGTAAGGCAGGTATTGCTCAGGGTGTATTTAGTTCTGTTACAGGCACTCCTGAACGAAATCAAATGAAACTAGGTGCTATCACACCAACGTTTACATCACTTAAAGAAAAGTTAGGTTTAAAAGGCAAGAATTTAGTTAACGCAACAAAAGAAGATAGAGATGTTATCGCAGCGAATGTAGAAAGAGTATCAGCAGCTATTGATAGATTAACTACTAATATTACCTTTTCTAAAGATGAAAAGGGTAATACCATCAGTACAGAATCAAATAAAAGCACTGCAGATGTTATAGCTGAAGTAAATGCTATGGCAGATAAATATGGATTAGATAAAATTGACACTAAGAATAATGTAAATCTTGGTTCTAAAATAGGACAAAAGGTTGCAGAGATAAACAACGCTATTCAAGACCAACCTACTACAGACATGACCAAAGGACCTGATGTGAGTATTGTTGATGACCCTTCAGAGCCAGTGTCAGATAGCACAGACATAGGAGGAGGTCCTGCTCAAGGTCCATCAGATATGGGATTAGGAAGTATTAGCACTGATAATGATGGTGGTCAGGCTTCTTCTAGTGATGATGGAGGTTATTCGGATTCAGGATACTCAGATAGCGTAGATACTGGTGGTTTTAGTACTGGTGGACTCGCAGGTAAAAAGAAAGTTAAAACTAAGAAGATGAAGCGAGGTGGATTAGCTTCTAAAAAGTAATTCACAATTAATGGCTACTTATCCCCCAACAATAAATGGCTACGATAACCCCAAGGAGAAAATAAATGGCAGAAGCTATGATTAAGGAAGCAACACCTAAAAAGGTTGCATTTGTAAGTAAACCTTACACACAAGAAGAAAGAATAAAAAAAGAAGAAGCAGAATTAGAGCAGTTAATCAAAGAGCAAAAAGGTGAAGCTGAAGGACAAGTTGAAGAATCGGAAGATAAAAGTGAAGAAGAACCGACTTCTGCTGAAGAGAAAACTTTTAAAAAACGTTATGGAGACTTACGAAGACATACCCAAGAAAAAGAAAAACAATTCCAACAACAGCTTGATGAGTTAAAACAACAGCTAGATAAGGCAACAAAGAAAGAAATAAAGCTACCTAAGTCTGATGAAGACATAGAAGCATGGGCAAAAGAATATCCTGATGTAGCAAAGATTGTTGAAACAATTGCTATGAAAAAAGCAAGAGAGCAATCAGAGCAATTAGAAGCAAGGCTACAGAAGATAGATGAAATGTCTGTTGAAGCTAAGAAAGAAAAAGCTGAAGCAGAATTAATGAGACTTCATCCTGACTTTGATACTATTAGAGACAGTGATGACTTTCACGAATGGGCTGAGGAACAGCCAAAATGGGTACAGGATGCACTATATGAAAATGACAATGATGCAAGGTCAGCAGCAAGAGCAATTGATTTATACAAAGCAGATAGGAATATCAACAAGAGTACTAAGACAAAAAGTGATAAGAGTGCTGCTATGGATGTTGGCACGAAATCTACAAAGACTAAAGTTGATACTAGTGAATCAGGTAAAAAAATACTTGAATCTGATGTTCAAAAAATGTCCGCTGCACAGTATGAAAGACAGGCTGACACAATAATGGAAGCTATCAGGTCAGGTAACTTTGTGTATGATGTATCAGGTTCAGCTAGATAATATAAAAATATAGTTGACAATAAAGAATTTATGTATATAACTATACATAACTAAAGGTATAACATAACCCCTTTCTAGGACACTTATGTTATACTACTACCCTAGACTTTAGAGATTACCCAATTATGTGAGCCTACAAAGGAATCGCTATCCTACGTACAACCTCAACGCATGAATGGTCCTTATAAAGTAAAATGACTAAAACTAATAGTACACATTCCGTGTACATTTGATAAATGTTTAAGGAGATAAAAATGGCATTTACAGCAGCAGCTGGTTATGGTAATCTTCCTAACGGTAATTTTAGTCCTATTATTTACAGCAAACAGGTTCAACTTGCATTTCGCAAGGGGTCTGTCGTTGAAGCTATCACTAACAGTGATTACTTCGGTGAGATTGCTAATATGGGCGATTCCGTTA